GTGGGTGGACTGGTATAACAATCGACGATTGCTGGGAAGGCTGGGTCATATCCCTCCGGCAGAAGCAGAAAAAGCTTATTATGCTTCCATCAGAAACGATGATCTGGCAGCCTGAGTTCACAGATAAAACACTCTCCAGGAAAACCGGGGCGGTTCACGGCGTATTGCTCCCATCTTCCTGATGACGTTGACATTGATGAAATGGAAAGGGAGATGAAGCAATGACCATCTACATCACTGAGCTTGTAACAGGCCTGCTGGTAATCGCAGGCCTTTTTATTTGGGGGAGAGTAAATCGTGGTTGAGTTAATTTTCTCTGCATTGAGGCTTCTCGGTGCGTCGTGGATGGTGGTGACGTTCATTGTGATTGCCAGCAGTTTTATCCGGTTGGTAGGTGAAGGTAAAGACATGGTGGGTGTGCTTTTCGGTAGCACTCTCATGTGGGTGATTATCGGTGTTATGCCTGTTGTCGTAGCAAAAGTGGCGTGGCGTTTTGTGAGTTGAGGTAACGATGAAGCAAATATCACTTCAATAAATCGCTTTTAAGGCATCACAATCGCTCTGTGGTGAGGTAAGCACGTGCAAGGCATGCAGATAAGCAGCGAGAATGAAAAATGCGTCAGAATGCGTTTGAGGAGGTTTTAAGAAATGAGTACGATAGCTGAGCTTGTCAGGGCTAATTTTCGTGAAGAGTTGGTGCGTTGGTATCGGTATCGTTCATCGTCCAGTTTGCCGCTTGATGAGTTGTATGAGCACTCACCTGCCGCACGGCGCTATCCGCGTGACCGTGTTCTTCGACGGTTGTTCAGACTCAATAATGAGTTTCAGCGCAACAGAATTATCCGGAGTCTGGATTTAAAGTGAAGGAGTGAGCATGAGCGAGCAAATATTCAGAGAGATTAAGCCACGGTTTTATCGCAAGGTAAGGGTGGTTTATCAGGACGAAAACAAGACATGTGCATACGCCATTCATAATGGTCGGTGGTCAGTGTTCGACACCAAAAACTTCGAGAAGAACTTCGAGAGGATTAAGGGTGATGAGGAAACTAACATTTGAACTAAGAAGCCCCATCCATCAGCAGAACGCCATTCAAGCTATCCAGCAAATTCTTCCAGACCCAACCAAACCAATCGTAGTAACCATTCAGGAACGCAACCGCAGCATTCGGCAAAATGCACGCCTTCACGCGATGCTATCTGAAATAAGTAAGAAGGCTACATATCACGGAAAAGCAAGAAATATTGAGTTTTGGAAGGGGTTATTCGTTTCTGGTTGGCAGATTGCAACCAACCAGCACCCTGAGATTATATCAGGGTTAGAAGGTGAGCTAATAAACATCAGAGAGAGTACGGCGACTCTATCTGTAAAAAAAATATCCGAAATAATGGACTACATAGAAGCATATTGTGCCATGAACTCAATTCATCTTAGCGAATGGAGGAATTATGATTGAGGTTTGGGTAGATATCGAAGGGATTCCATTTTATCAGGTTAGCAATAAAGGAAATTTCAGGTCTATTACGAGGGAAGTTACAGTAACATCAACCAGACAGAGGCCATATAAGAAAATAATTAATGGCACTAGTGTAAAACCATTCAAGTGCAAGTCGACAGGATATCTTCAAATAAAGGTATACGGTAAGAAATACAGCGCCCACAGGATAGTTGCGAAAGCATTCTGTACAGGGTTCTGTGATGGCTTGGTAGTTAATCACAAAAATGGGCGAAGAGATGACAATAGGGCTGATAACCTTGAATGGGTATCACATTCTGAAAACTCAAAACACGGATATAAACAAAATGGAAGAATACCTATATCGCTAGGTAAATTTAGTGGTGACCATCCTGCCAGTAAAGCTGTTATTTCTACTGACATGAAAACTGGGGAGGAGGTTTATTATGAAGCAGCTATGGATGCTGTCAGAGAAGGATTTGATAGTTCGTCAATTAGTCGTTGCTGTAATGGCGAAAGCTCATATCACAAAGGAAGATTCTGGCGATTTGCAAATGAAAAAATGAAAGCGCGATGGGGAGATCGGGCTGCATGACTATCAAATCAAATACGCCATCACACGACAAGGACTGCTGGCAAACGCCGCTTTGGCTTTTTGATGCACTGGATATTGAGTTTGGATTCTGGCTGGATTCGGCAGCGAGCGACAAAAATGCTCTGTGCGCTCACTGGTTAACTGAGGCCGACGACGCGCTAAATTCTGAGTGGATAAGCCACGGTGCAATCTGGAATAACCCACCGTACAGCAATATCAGGCCGTGGGTGGAAAAAGCCGCTGAGCAGTGCATACAACAGCGACAGACGGTAGTGATGCTTGTGCCAGAGGATATGTCAGTCGGATGGTTCAGCAAGGCTCTGGAGAGTGTTGACGAAGTTCGCATTATCACTGATGGACGGATTAATTTTATCGAACCATCGACAGGGCTGGAGAAGAAGGGAAACAGCAAAGGCTCCATGCTGCTGATTTGGCGACCGTTCATCAGTCCTCGACGGATGTTTACTACCGTATCCAAAGCGGCATTGATGGCGATCGGGCAGGGCGTCAGGAGGGCGGCATGAGGCGACAGCGACGAAGCATCACCGACATCATCTGCGAAAACTGCAAATACCTTCCAACGAAACGCTCCAGAAATAAACGCAAGCCAATCCCAAAAGAATCTGACGTAAAAACCTTCAACTGCACGGCTCATCTGTGGGATATCCGGTGGCTAAGACATCGTGCGAGGAAAACAAGGTGATTGACGCGATGATTTATTCGGGGCTATATTCCTCACGCGCCAGCAAAATCTGGCGTCGGGATTAGCACCCCGGATGTTTACGGAGCGATATGAGACGCGCCCGCGTCTTTTTTCATATCGTTTGCACAGTCACATTCGCGATTTATGGCGGGCTGTGTGGGGGAGCCGAAAGGCTCGCCGGTTTCCGTACCCGGTAGTGCTAACCCCGCACAGTTCGCCACCATGATGATTAGCACCTGACGGTGGCGATAATGTCCAAATGTACGGAGTTATCGTTATGGCCACTCAGATTTCTGTCGAAACTCTTTCCCCAATTACACACAACCAAATTCCCGTTATCACTACCGAGTTACTGGCACAGCTTTACTGTACCGAGATCAACAACATCAAAGTAAATTACACCCGTAATTCCGAGCGTTTTGTTGAGGGTAAACACTTTTTCAAGGTTGTTGGTGATGAGTTGAAAATTTTGCGGGTTACTTTAAGTAACTCACAAAATTTGCAACCATCTTTAAGAGGGTTACAAATTTCCCCGAAAGCCCGCTCCCTCATCCTCTGGACAGAACGCGGAGCAGCCCGTCACGCCAAAATGCTCGAAACCGATCAGGCGTGGGAAGTGTTCGAAAAACTGGAAGACTGCTATTTCAGCCAGTGCGAGAAAAATACTGGCAAACAAGAGAAGAAGCTCAACGGGCTTTCCGCAAAAGAAACAGACAGCCTTGTATGGCTGTGGGATTATGCTAACCGCTCACAGGCATTATTCCGCGAATTGTATCCAGCGCTAAAGCAAATTCAATCGAACTATTCCGGCAGATGTTACGACTACGGTCATGAGTTCTCGTATGTTATTGGAATGGCGAGAGACGTTTTAATCAATCACACACGAGATGTTGATATTAATGAGCCAGACGGACCAACGAATCTTTCCGCATGGGTAAGGCTTAAGAACAAAGAATTACCTCCTTCACTACATCGCTACTGACAATTGACAACTTAACAAACCCAGCTTCGGCTGGGTTTTTTATTGGTGAATTTTCAATATGAGAGGACATGACAATGAACGAGCTGATAAATAGCAACGTCATCAAAATGACCAGCATTGAAATCTCTGAGCTTACAGGTAAGCGTCATGACAATGTGAAACGTACTATCGAAATGCTGGCTAAAAATGGTGTTATCCGACATCCTCAAATTGAGGATTGTGGAAGAATCAATGGGTTAGGCTTAAATCAAAGTTTTCGTGTGTATGTATTCGAAGGCGAACAAGGTAAGCGAGACAGCATTATTGTCGTTGCCCAGTTGTCGCCGGAATTCACCGCTCGTCTTGTTGACCGTTGGCGAGAGCTTGAAGACGCTGCGGTTAATATCCCCAAAACTCTACCAGAAGCGTTGCGCCTTGCTGCTGATCTTGCTGAGCAGAAAATGCAACTGGAAAACCAGCTCGCAATTGCCGCACCTAAAGTTGAGTTTGCCGATCGCGTTGGCGAGGCCAGCGGAATTTTGATTGGAAACTATGCAAAGGTTGTTGGTATTGGTCCAAACAAACTGTTTGCGTGGATGCGCGAACACAAAATCCTTATTGCTTC